ACTAATTAACGACATGGCGGGCAACTTTCTTCCGGCGACTTACAACATAAAACTCACGAAGGGGAACACGTGGCAATCCACGTTTGCCATCTTCAAGGATTCCGTCGCGGTGAACCTATCCGGCGCGGAAGTGCGAATCCAGATCCGGCGCAAGGCAACATCGACGACGGCGGAGGTAACGATCACCGAAGCGGACGGAATCACCGTCGGCGGCGCATCATCGAATGAGGTCACGGTATCCAAGCGCGTCAATATCGCCGCCGGGGATTATGTGTGGGATATGCTCACCATAAATTCCGGGGTATACAAAACTTACATCGGAGGCAAATTTGAAGTGGTCGAGGAGGTCACCGAACCCGCATGAGTTACGAAATAAACATAACCGAACAAACGGTCGAGATATTCGACGGTCGCTCATTTTACGGGTCGTTTTATTCCACGCAAGATCAAACGAATGCGGGAGCGACGGCGACGAATAAGATGACATTGAACACGACCGACATCGCATCCGGGGTGTCGATCGTTTCCAATTCGCGCGTAACGATCGCCAATGCCGGAATTTACAACATCCAATTTTCGGCGCAACTCGACAAGACCGATTCCGGCGATGACATCGTCGATATTTGGCTATGCAAAAATGGATCTCCGGTCGCGAACACCAACACCCAAATGACGCTCGTCGGAAATAACGGGAAGCACGTCGCCGCGTGGAATTTCGTCGTACAAGCGTCCGCCGGGGATTACTACGAAATATGTTGGCACTCCGCCGATACCGGGGTATTCCTGAATTATGTTGCCGCCGCATCAAATCCGACACGCCCGGCGATTCCTTCCGTCATCTTAACCGTAACGCAGATATGAAGTATTTACTGATCCTATTCATCGCGCTATTTTCCGTCAGCGGATACGCGCAAGATTCAACCGCCGTCGATTCCATTCGTCCGAACAAACGCCCGATTAAGGAAGTCAAAATTTGGCGCGATGGCGTTCAATACGACGCGAACGATATCGACGTCGTGATCGCTTTCGATAATTGCGAATCATCCGCAACTATTTACTACAAGTTGTCCGACTCAACTGGGCAAATCGTCGCAGACGGGAATATCACGATCGCCGGGGCGGACTACAAGGAATGGGCATCGAAGCCGAATCACAACCGCACGGCGACTAACTACGCAATGCGACATCTCAATTTACAAGAGGCTGCACGCCGTCGAACGATTCGCGCCGCCGCAAAAATCACACAATAAAAACCAACGTACAATGAGTAAACTTTTCACCATCAATTTAGCCGACCTCGCCAAAGGTGCAATCGTCGCCGCTCTCGCTACCGTTCTGGGGATGGTTTCAACAATTCTTTCCGCCGGGCATCTTCCGATCGGAGATGATTGGAAAAACATCGGTGCCGCCGCATTGACCGCGCTCGGCGCGTACATCGCGAAGAATCTTTTCACCAACTCCGGCGGTGAATTCCTCGCATCCGAAAAGCCCGCGAACGATTGAGCGTCGTTTCTAAATGGTACACATCGTAAACGTAACTAAATACAAGCAAGATGAACGCAAAAGAAGCACTCGATAAGATCCGCCAATTATTCGCGGATGCCGAAAAGCCGATGGAGGGCGAACCCGCTCCGGCTAAAATGGAGGCAAAGGAATACGTCCTCGAAGATGGGACGAAAGTAATGGTCTCCGAACTCGAACTCGGTGGCATGGTCGCCGTGGTCGCCGAAGATGGCAGCACCGCTCCCGCTCCGGTTGGCGATCATAAACTCGCCGACGGAACAACAATCACCGTTGCCGAAAATGGCGTGATTACCGCCGTGGCAATGCCCGCTCCGCCCGTCGAAATGCCGGAAGACATGAGCGCGAAGTTCGCAGAAATGCAAGCCGCCGCCGCATCACTCCGCGACACCTTCAAAGCCGAGAACGACGCACTCCGCGCTGAACTCGATGCCATGAACGTGAAACTCAGGGGATTGGCCGACGTAGTGTCCGCCCTCGTCGAAATGCCCGCCGCCGCACCGTTGCAAGAACCACGGAATGCCTTTGCCGCGACCGGATCCACGAAGGACGAAAAGTTGAAGCGCGTCGCCGCTTTATTCGATCAATTGAAGCAATCAAAGTAAACAATAACACAAACAAGTAAAACGAGAATAACATGGCATTTTCACTCGGTACATTAACCGCCTACGTAGAGCAAAACGAGCAACTGCTCGTCGCATCTTCCGTCCTCGGCCCGAAAACGGCTGCATTGATTCAGCAATCCGGAAACGTTATGGCTGGCGTTAAATCCGCTGAAACGATCAACATCATGGACACCGACGCCATATTTCAGGCGGGCGGTTCATGCGGATTCACGACCTCCGGCACCACGACGATCACGCAGCGTCAGGTAACCGTCGGGAAGATCAAAGTAAACGAAGCGCTCTGCCCGAAAGATCTGGAAGCGTATTACACGCAAAAGGCACTCCCCGCCGGAAGTCGTTACGACACCATCGCCTTCGCCGCCGATTACACAACTCGGAAAGCGCAAAAGATTGCCGCACAACTCGAGAAAGCGTTGTGGCAGGGTGACACGACCAGCGGCGACGCAAACCTTTCCCGTTTCGATGGTTTCTGCGAAATCATCAAGGATGCCGGAGCCGCCGTCGTTAACGCGAATAGCGTGGCATATCATGGAAGCGTTGAAACATCGATCACCAATTCAAATGTGGTTGCGATCTTTGATTCGATCTACAAAGCGATTCCCGCCGAAGTAATCGACAAGGACGACGTGGTGATCTTCTGCGGAATGGACGTATTCCGTACCCTGACCGTGAAGATCAAGAACGACGATCTTTTCCATTACCAAACCGAAGCACGTCCGAATGGTGAATTTTTCCTCCCCGGCACCGACATCCGCGTAATCGGAACGCCCGGCCTCAACGGAAAGAATGGCATTTACGCCATGAGATTGAGCAATATGTGGCTCGGTACCGATCTGCTCGATGAAGACCAAAACCGCTGGGAGTTGTTCTTCGCTCGCGAAGCCGATCAAGTCCGTTTCGTGGTCGAGTTCAAGTACGGCGTACAAGTTGCGTTCCCGTCCGAGATTGTAAAATTCGAGGTGTAAACAAATTAAAGGGCGGTGAAATATCCGCCCTCATTTTATCACCTTAAAAAACAAATATCATGCCCTGCGCATTAACACAAGGTTACACATTTGACTGCAAGGACAATATTGGTGGCATAAAGAATGTGTGGTTCATCGGATACAACGATGTGTCCGCCGTCACCGAATCAAGCGGTAACATTACCGCGATCACGAAAGCCGCCGGGAAGGTGTTCTACAAGTACCAACTCGTCCGCAACACGTCATCTTATACCGAGAACATCGCATCGACAATTGAGAACGGCACCGTTGTTTACAACCAAGAGTTGCTCGTTACAATTAACAAGATGAACACCTCCATGAGGAACGAAATCTTGTTGCTCGCGAAGAATACGTTGATGGCGGTCGTCGAAGACCAGAACGGAACGTATTGGCTGCTCGGTCGATACAACGGCCTCGACATCACCACGGGTACCGCATCCTCTGGTCTTGCGCAAGCCGACCGGAACGGGTATCAGTTGACATTCACCGGAGGCGAAAAGGAACTCGCTCCGACCGTTTCCTCCGGCATCATCGCGGGTCTGACATCCTGACGTTTTGGAGTTCATAGATAATGGGTTAGTAAGAGGGGGCGTTTCTACGCTCCCTTTTTCATTTGTCCAAACTTTCCGGAATCCGCTAATTAATGGCATGATGTATCTGAAACTCGGCACTGTCGTCGATGTGTTGCTCGCGCTGAAAGATGCGGAGACGTTGGCATCTCCCGACTATCTTTTCCGGTTCNTTCAACGNACGACGAATGAGGAAATAACTTTCGTGAAAACATCCGCGCAAGATACCTCCGCTTACCCGGATCGATACCGGAAATTTTCATTTGATGTCAATCAACTTTTCTGCGGCATGATTGGCGAATATTATTTCTATGTGTACGAACAAATGTCGTCGTCGAATCTCGATTACACCGCCGCCGGATCAT